ATGAATAGATTATTAGTAACATCACTTGTTTTTGTATGTAGTTACAGCCTTGCTCATGAACCTTATGTTGCGCCATTAGCGTATAAAACTGAGCAGACACAAGTACCGGTAATAGCTGGTTATGCTGAAGAAGCACTAAATAGTGAATACGCTTTAAAAGATGCCAAGCTTACCGTCATTACCCCTAAACAAGATCCTAAAGTTATTAATGCTGAAGCCCTACATAAATCTGTAACTGTTTTCGTGATGCGCGACGAGATAAATTCAGCTTTTTTTTGAGATAATTGCCTTTCCATCTCGTTGCACATTATGCAAAATAATTTCAAATATTAAACACTAGCAACTCGTGCAAATCCATCTTTTCCGTTTCCACCTACAATATCTGAATCATAGCCACCTTTCTGTCCACCAGCACCACCACGACCAACAACCAGAGTGATTGTTTGATTCGTTGTACTATTATTAGTGTATTGAGCCACAAGAACAGAGCCTGATGCACCGCCACCGCCAAATGACCAACCTTCATCTCCAATTCCCATAGCGCCATCACCACCTTTACCAAATAGAGCAATAGGACTTACAGATGCACCGCCTGTGTGGTCTTCCTTGGTCGCATTGCCTACTTTACCTTGAGTGATTGTCGTTGAGTCAAATGCACCAATAATATCTACAGCACCAACAGCACCAGCTTGTCCATTATCATAAGCTGAACCATTACTCCATACGCCTTGGGTGCCACCACCGCCACCATGAACAACAGCGATATTTTCCCCGTTAACTTTAAGCAATAGATCAGCACCAGCTTGTCCATTGCTTAAAGGATATGAAGAGTTATTAGAACGACGTGATGCACCACCTCCACCTCCAGCACCAATCAATGTAAAGAGCTTCGTTTCACCCGGCTTTAGAACGAAACTATATAAACCGGCCGGGTAATCACCATCAACAGTTATACTATTAGGATTCTTATGTTGGAGTACTTGGAAACTTACTTGGCCAGAATAACCAATACGGTTTGTACCTGAACGATTATAAATCTTTGGTTTAAAGCTATTTATATTACGATCAAATGAAAGTGCTTCATTGGCTGCTTCTGGACTTAAAAAGATACCAATATTACGATCTGTCAGGTTATAGATGTCGGGCGCTTTAATCTTGTCATTATCAGCTGTCCAACCATCTGTACCACCAATCATCGTTACCGTACCGCCACCTTCGCCACCGTTGTAATAAAAGACGCCTGAAGCAAGAATTCTTGGATATGAAACATAATTGAGTAATGCAGTAATCTGAGCTTGTAGCTCATCACGTGCGTTTTTATTAAAGGCAGCTTCAGCAGCAAAGCGAGCTTCAATTGCATCAGCTAGGTTTTCTAGGTCTGGATAAGTTGCTAATAATTCATAGAGCTGCTGACGATTATTTGGGTTTAAAACAACTCCATGCTTCTCAAGTACGTTTGCAATCTCTTCCTGAACCATATTGCACCATTCAGGTGTGAGATAAGTTGCATCCTGTCCGGGAACATCTTCATTTGAATGGAAACCTTTTTTTCCTGTACCAAACATGTCTGGTCGCGCATTTACACTATCGATCCGCTTCATGATTGCTCCTTAATGTCATAACGTAAATAAGCAGGTAAGTAGTTTTGAATGATGCAAGCCATATCAGCTTGCACAGGGGCTTTTAAGATCAGTTTGACTTTGAACCGTAAATTTTCTGTGTTGACTGGTGAATTGCATGAAGCTGTACACTGCATTGGTCTGTAACGTATTAAATCAATTAAATCAATGCCAAATAAGCCAAGCAAGCCCACAAGATAAACACGGTTTAAAACATTCTTGGTCTGTTGAATCCATTGGATTATCTGAAGACGTTCTTCAATTGTTTTGGTTTTATTCACAGTACATTTAAGTGGTAGACCAAGAGCAGCCTCATATTCACCTAATAATTCTTCTGGAATCTTCTCTAAGGTGGTCAAAATACGTTTTGCATCGACATCAGCTTGTGCAAGTACTTTTGCATGAGCGTATATATCTTTTGCGAGAACACTTTTGGGTGAAGTGTCATAGCCGCCTGCTGGCAGTAATTGACGAAGTACTGAAGCATAAAGCTCTACTGTTTGCTCAAAGGTCATAACATAGTCACCGTTAAAGTACCGATCCGGAGCCAACCAGTCACAAACACATTTAAAGTAGGTGCCTGATTTGTTGCAGGTGTAAGCTGAACATCTGTCACACCCGGCAATGCTCTAATTTGACTAACAAGAGTAGAAGCAACAAAAGTTTCTCCCGGCGTTAACAATCCAACATAGTCACGAATGACTTTTTCAACATCAGTTTGACTCACACTACCTGTTACCAATGCAGTGATATTCAAATACTCTTTAGTTGGTGGATATGCTCTTACATCCCCCCAAAATCCAGCATATTCGTCTAGTACCGATTGAACTAAAGCCAATAATGCAGTACTTGGGGAGTTCGGAGGATTACCAGCTGCCGTGATTGCAACATCCAAAGAACCAAGCCCACGACGTTTCGGAAAAATAAAAACATCTGCAACACCCGGCACATCTTTTACGATACGTCGAAGATCAGCTTCACGATCACGAATAAGACCTAAAGCCTCTTTATCCATCATACGCTGACGCCAAGCTTCAACGTCTTCAACATCAACACCCGCAGATATTTCAATTACATCTACTTGTGCAGCTACACCCGGCAACGGACTAACCCAAAGCAGCTGCTCACCATCAAAATTCCAGCTCACACCTTCAAACTCAGCAATAACTTGTATTTCTTTAGGCTTATTTGCTGTAAGTGTCTCTTTATATATAGTTAACCAGTAATGACCTTTACCATCTGTGACTTTAGTACCAGCTGGAATAGTGACCGCAATGTTTGATGTTGCTTTGACTCGTCCTGAAGCCCTATAGCCTCCATTACGCGGACATTCCAAGCGTTTTGCATGTATATAAAGGAAAGGCTCATCAGCTGTAACAACAAATAGCTGTTTTTGAATATAACTTTGATGATGATAAAGGCCCTCAACTACAGCAGCTTCACCATCTGCGCGAATCGCTGCATCATCTTCATCATCCAGTGTTAATCCAGTTAAATTCTGGATTTCCTGAATAATGTCAGAGCGTAATTGGTCAAATGTCTTGATTGGATATGCCATTGTTTAGCCTCCAACCTTAACAAAATAAAGGATTGTTTGTTTCTGACCTGACAGCTGTGTAACTTCAATATTTAGATCAACCTGACTTTTAACTGTCTGATAAGCATTTACCAAAATTGAAGCAAATCGATTCGGCACCAAGCCTTCTAAGGCTTCTTCAGCATATTGCTTAACTGTTTGAATAGTACGATTTACATCTTTTGAACGTCTCAACGTATAAAAACGGCTACCAATCTTAGGATTTGCCCAGTACTTATTGCGGTGGATATTTAAACGCTGACAAATTGCTTGTACCTCATTTTTACTGAAGGCAGCATCAAGGCTCATCAACACATAATCTTTCGTTTTTAAATCAATATTAGCCATGATTCACCTACATTGGTTCTGTTGGAGTCGGTGTATTACCGTGTTTGTGTTTGTTATAAATGTCGCGCATTTCCTGCATTGAGCCTTTCTTGTCAAAGACTTGACCATTCGTCACATGCAAATCACCGTTATCAACAAAAAGGTCACCAGCAGTGATATGCGTACCATCTTCTTTAAGCAAAAGGCTGTGCCCAAATTGGTCGTAAACGCAGGTTTCACCTTCATTGACATTGACAACAACAGTTCCACCAGTCGTTGCTACAACAATCGAACGGGAGGTCTTGCCATGTAAGGGAATCACAACGACACGGGCACCTTCAGGAATGTGTGAGTTGAAGCCGATTTGCTGAAAAAGCTCAACTTCTTGCAATGTTTCATCGGCAAATCCCTTTAACTGCAATACTTTTGAGCCACCCCGCGCGACCAGGGCGAACAGTGGTTGTCGGATTTGTTTCATGGCCTTATTTATCTGGGCTGCTACAGCCTTCATCATGTTTTTTTCTCCTTCAGTACTAGTGGATTTGCCCAGTCACCCTGACGCTTCAGAAGAAGTTTTGTTGTTTTGCCATTCTTACGGTCAAGTTGAAACGTGCGGCCATAAACAGCCCATTTGGCTGTCGCTCTCGATAAAACATTAGTTTCTAAATTGATGTACCAGCCCGTGGACCAAAGTTTCCCGTCAATCATCCAGCCTGAAACCGTTGCAGTCAGCGTATGGGCTTCAAGGTCATTGTCTTTTTTGATTTTTTCTAATGCTGCATCTGCCTCAGCTTCAGTTTCCACATCGCCCAAAGTAACCATCTTCAAGCGGTTATAGGCATACTGTGTTTGAGCTGTGGTTTCAGATAATATTGAGTTTGCGTTGCCGTCTTGGCTCAAAACCTTGATATGGCTAAAGACATTAGAAACGTCGTTGTCATACTGAAGGCTTAAAACGTTATTGCTGTTGTTTAAGGGGCGCATCAGGCGCAATGGGGTTTGCACATGATATGGGTTTGCAAAAGGGTCACCGATTTGTAAAGTCCCGTCTGGATCAAGCCAGACATGTTGTCCAGTGATTTGTGCTGCCTTGGTCAATGAATCCCATAGCGATTCACCCGGCTCAACAGAGACTTTATTTTTTAGCCATGCATTATCCTGAATACGGACATCTTGAAACAGTGAACCTAAGTCACCGCCTAATACATAGCGACCTACCAACTCTTCAAGTGTGATTTGACGACCATTGAAAATAGGCACAGAACAATCAATTAACTGACCAACGAGGTCACGGCCAGAAATCTGTAAACCATACCCATCACGGTTTACAGCTTCAGAAACACGATCTGCAACCGCAGTTAAAATGAGTTGATTAGAATAATAAGCTTGTACTTTTGCACCACCTTTAATGGCAGGATTTAAGGCTTGCCCACCTGTTTCAAATAGCGTAAAGCTCCAGTTTTCTGCTGGTGTATCAATCTGACTGTCAATTTCAACCTGATCCCAGCCTTTAGCTTCAAGGCCAGCAATCACTAGGCGAATTTCATTACCCTGATTATCTTGCATAGATGGTTAGCTCCATGCCGACCTGCAATGCAGCAGGGTTCACTAAATCGGGGTTTAAGCGTCTAATTTCATCTGCACGGCTCATATCGCCATATAAATAGTGTGCAAGCCAATGCAGTGTGCAAGGCACTGGAATTTGAGTTTTTGTAATTGGTGGACGTGTTTCAATAAGTTCTTGGATTTGATCCTGAATCTGAGCAGCAACGTCTTTGTAGACTTGAATTTGGGTGATGCTTTCAAAGCTATTAATGGCACGTTCTTCACGTATAGCTTGCTGAAGTACTTCACGTGTTTTTTTACGTACAAGTGCTAAATCAACTGGTGTAAAGCTGATTTCTTTATTATTCGCCATTTCTGCACGTGTAGTTGCAACAACTTGCTGTGCAATAGCAACTTGGCTAGCAGCAAGTGTTGAACGCCAAACTCGTTGTAACTCCGGAGAGTTATCATCATTTTGAAAAAGGTTTTCAAAACGCTCAACACGATGAACAACATCACGCCATTTCGATAAAGCTGAAATACTGGTATCAAAGGTCACAAGTTTAGAGACGTCATCAACCAACCCAACAATCCAATCAGCAGGTGATAAAACATCTTCAATTGCTTGTTTTGCAACGCCTAAATAGGTGCGTGCCTGATCGATACCGTTGCGGATCGTATTGACGGTGCTAAATAATTTATCGCTGTCTGCAATTTTGAGTTTTTCTAAGGCACTTTCTAATGCTGAAGCTGGAGCATCAATAATAGTTGCTGTAGCAATTTTCTCAGGCGTAGCAACAGGTACGAATAGCTCACGTTTATCAGCTTTTGCCTTGAGAAACTCAATGGACATGGTACAGAAGTCAGGTGTTGTTGCCTCATGATCAATTTCATGATTAACAACTTGAACTTGTTGCACACCAAAGACAGGATGTATGAGTTCACCCGGACCAGTCATATTTAATGCTGCTTCTAAAGCATTAACCCAAGTTAAATAGTCAGGTCCAGTAAAAACTGCTTGTATTGAAATTCGACGTGGGTCATTACCCATATCTTCAATTTCAGCTTCATCTGAATATGGAGCTTGTTTGATAGCTAGAGTTTTAGGCGCAGTATCTTTGGTTGACGTGCATTCAAATTGCACACCACGAAAACTTGCATCTTGTAAATCTGTATCCCAGCCCATGAAAAAATAACCTCACTATTGTGAGGTTATGATGTGAAATATCAGACTTTTATATCAGGCGGAAACGCTTCCGCTTAATTTAGTGCCGTTGTAGGTAAAAAGGAACATTTGAAGCACCGTGGCGTTTTTCTTCAGCAGCTGCATTTTCAGAAATCGCTCCCAATAGACCACCACTAAAATTAATAGTTTTGTTCTGCCCGGTGACATTAATTAATGTATTGATCTTATTGATCATCTCTTGACTCAATTGATTTTGTTTCTGCTGTTCAGCAATTAATTGGCTACTTTTTTCTTCAGCTGAAGCTTGCTGGGCTTTGCTTTGCTCAATGGCTTGTTGAACAAAGTCAGGACGTTCACCTCCAGAACCAATACCAACTTTTGCTAAGAGATCACTAACCATGCTGTATCCAGCATCATCAATAGGTTTAAAAATTTGATATCCCGTATAAGCTGCTCCAACAAGACCAGCTGTTTTCGCTGCATTTGAAGCTTTTGAGGCTAAACCACCAGTGGTTGAGGGAAAATCTGGTGTCTTAATACCTCCCATAGTTTTGAGCGTGAAAGCCGCAGCACCAGCTGCTAATGCAAGACCTCCAACTGCCACAGCTGCACCATAAGTTACACCAGCTAGATTTTCATTTTCTGCTGCACTTTTAGTAATTGTGTCTTTTAAACCGCCTAAAGACTCCGAAATAGCATCATAAGCTTTGGATTGAGCAAATAATTTTTCCTGATTCATTGCCTGATCTTTAGCCCATTCTGTTCTGCTTACCATATCAAAGTCAGCCGCTACTGTTCCCGATGCATTGGGTAACTGCTTTCTTAAATCGTTTAACGTGTCTTTGTTATAAACAACACTTAAAGCAGCCATAAGTGCTTGCCGATCTGCAATGATATTGCCGATTTCAGAACCCATAGCGATGTTACTCATATCTTCCAAAGCAGCTTTGCGTGTTACTGAATTGGAAGACGCAGCTTGTTTCTGTAGCTTTGTATATTGGGCATTTCCAGCAAGCTGTCTCTCCAATAATTTTACAAAAGCTTCAACGCCATAGACTCCTTGTTCACGTTGTTGAATAGCATATGTATTCCAGTCAAAGACCTGTTTTGGCTTTTTTTTACCATCCGATTTTGTCGGATCACCTGATTGTGCAATAACTGCATCACTAATAGATTTACTAAATTCACGGCTTGATAACTTTGCTAGTAAGTTGACTACATTGTTACCAGCTTCATCGGCAGTACCGGCTGTTTTCATTGCAACCTGATTCATCGCAACAAGTTCAACTAAGCCTTTTTCACCGCTATAACCTACAGCACTGGCAGCAGCCATTTGTTGTGCTAGCCATTTGGACATATCTTTATATTCAAAACTGCCAAGCTGACCACCACGTACTGCTATATCATGTCCGCGTTGCAAATCAGTGATACCAAAGTCTTGCATACGTGTAGTGAGCGTAGCAGCATCCGTTGCCATCGCCCCCGTTGCAAAAGCTGTTTTAACTGCGGTATTCAATGCTGGAGCAACATTATTTAGTTCGTATTTACCTGACGCAATCAAGGTGTTTGCTGCTTCAGCTGCGTCTTCACGCGTTCCACCGCCACCTCGGACAGCAGCTTTAATGTATTCATTTAACTGGCCCCGCGCAGCAAGTCGTGCTTCAGGTGTCATCCCTTGACCACCAGTGGCAGTTGCAGCAATGTAGGTTAGTTGTTGATCATAATCACGTGGCTTCTGTAAAGCATTAGAAAAGTACATGCCACCAGCAATAGCACCGCCTGTAACAGCAGTACCTTTCTGCCATAGTGACATAGTCTGTTGGGTTGATTGATGAGTACGTTTGCTTGATTGTTCAACCTGTTTTGACCAGTTTGCTAGCTGTTGAGCTGAACCCACCTGTTGTTTTAATAAGGCACCTTGCTGACGTAGAACACCTTCAAGCAACTTATTGGTACGTAATAATTGATCCCCAGCACGGGCAGTATTCAAAGTCTCCCGTGTACCAGCTCTTGCAGTATTAACAAATTTGGCTTGAGCAGAACCAATCTGGGTCCATTGCGTATTGATTTTAGTCGTGGCTTGAACTTGCTGATCAGAGATGCGTTTCATCTCTTGTGCAGCTTGTTGCCCCCGAATCTGCAAGGTAAGAGAAACAGTAGAATTGCTTCCGCTCATAGCTTAGCCCTTTGATTTTGAATGTTTGCGAACACTAGTCACATAAGTTTTTGTCACTGTAGAGCTGTTCCCATTTGTTTGAGTATGGGTTGTGACGGATGATTTTGGTGGCGCTTGTGGTGTTTCTGAAGGTGTAGATTCCACTTGACGAGGTAAAGGCCGCGTAGCACCAAGGAAAGCCATTGCAATATGCAGAGGCAAATTAATTGCATCTGCATATGGGATACCAATGGCCATCAATGCTCTAATTAACTGAACGCGCCCAATTAATTCGCGGCTTTGACCTTTGCTTCCAGTTCTGCTTTTTTCTCATTGAAATGGATGAGATTGAACGATGAAGTTTGGGCAATATCTTCATATGTAGGTTCATATTGATTACCAGCCTCATCAACTAACTTAAGCATCGCGACAATATCTGAAATAGCAATGTATTGCAGACCAGTAATCTTCGCTTGAGCTTCAACGTATTCAAGGGCTGTTAATGAAGACATCACGTATTTCGTGCATTTGATTGTTTTCTTTGCCTGTTTAAGTTCAATGGCTACAGGCAAATTACCATCTACAAAAATTCTTTCCATTTTTACACTGTCTCATCAAGATAGTCTAAGCAGAACATTTCTATGTCACGCATGGTTTCACCATCCACGTTGTATGCCTTACTCACTGTTTGTACATTACAGTCAATAAACGTTTCACGGTATTTGCCATCCGGTGATTCAACAGAAAGACGTCCATCTTCAACAGCCAACCAATTGACTGTATCTTTGCCATTCGGAATTACAACTGAGGCCGTCAACTGATAGGTTGTGATTCCTTTTGATTTATATTTCACCCGTTGTTCACGGTTCATTGTTGGGACTGGGCGATTACCCGTAGTAATTGCTGATGTAAAACGAGCAACGTCATAATCCAGCCCGTTAAAGCTCATGACGATTGCACCAACTGCATCTTCAGACATTGTTCAACACTCTTTTTAAAGATGACCCATTTTCAAATAACTATTTAAATAAGATCAGGCGGAAATACTTCCGCCTAATAATAAAAAAGACCGCGATAAGCAGTCTTTTATGATCTGATCTAAGTGAATCAATAGATATCAAGCGTGGTCCCAATGACATGCATACCACGTACTAAATGAGTTGGGGCTTTCACATTAACACGATATTGATCTGTTACATCAGGAGTCACAACTATCTCATCTAAACTTTCACGCACATTTTCAAGAATCTCAGCATCTTCAAGCTGAATCAAACGGGCTGAAATAATAGATTTAATATTGCGGCGTTGAGCAGCTGTGTTTTTACGACGACGTTCTTTTTTGAGGTCCTGACGAACGACTTTACGGGTGTAGTCAACAATCAATACACAATTGATATCAAGCATAAGATCATCAGACTCACCAGAATCCGGGTTCATACGATAAGTCGAAATGGCGCGGACAATTTCTGGCTTACCATCTGCACCCGTTTCAATCATACAAACGCCTTTATTCATCGCTGCTTCCATACGTTCAAACGTAAGTTTAAACTCATCAGCAACAGGTGTAAGACCGCCTAGATTAACGCCATTGAATGGTAAAGCTGGGTCGTTAGAATCGGCTAACGCAGCAGCCATTGCCGCGGCAAGCTCTGGCTCTTGGCCTGTGGCACCGTTATAACAAACGACTAAAACACGGTAATTGGTTTTTACTGGAGCTTGTGCTGCAAAAGCTTCAGCTGCTTCAATATCAGAAAAAGGTACAACTAGAATTGCTGGACGTTGCTCAATTGAGTCACTGACAGAGGTTAAATGGTCGATCCATGCTGTTGTATCTGCTCCAGCTGCTGGAGGGGCTGATAGGGCGATAATTGTGTGACCAAGAGGCTTGATTGTATCGAGGGTATCTTGTAAAGACATAATTTTAATCCTTTTAGATATTCATAATTGCCAATTTGATGGCACGAGCATCGGTTATTTCATCGAATAAGAAGAAATGTGATGCGGAAAATTCACCAAAATTTGTAGCTTTAAGATTTGCTGCTTTTCTATAGCTTCCACCAAAGTCAATATAAGCTGTATAACCATCAAAGTTAGCTGGATCTGCAATTGGTTGAGTTGTTAAAGTCCCACCTCGATAACCCTCACAAATTGTCAAATATTCAGATGTTCTGAATAAGTACTTCGAGTTACTAATAGTGTTTAATTGAGCAGTAACGTATTTAGCTTGTGTTGTTGAGTTGTTATTAACAACACCAACTTGACGCAGAAAACTTAAAAGGCTCTCATTACCTCGCTGAAGTAAATACAAAACAGCTGACGCATTATTAACATCTTCATGTAGAGTTAAGCTTGCCATCATATTTTGTTGCGCTGCGGACACTAATACCTTCGACATTTTGATACCAAGAGCAGTACCTTTCCCTTGTAAAGTGAGTGGCAACTCAGTAGTTAAAATCCCACCATTAGTAGTATCCGCCCGTAAATTACTAAAAGTAATTTCACCTTCTAAAAGTTTTGGATAGCTACCAGTGCCAAAGACTTTACCAACTAGATCAGCGCCATCAATTGAATATGCTTTGTAAATTGAACCATCAGAACCTAGTTTTAAGCCAAATTTACTTGATACCCATGTTTTTGTTGCGCCATACAAGCCATTAGTGATGAGGTACTCAAAAGCTTTTAACGTTGCAGCTTCATCTTGAATTACTCCGCCATCGGCCAACACACGGGCTTTATATGCTGCAAATGCATCCGAAGGTTTAGTAACTAAAGAAAGATAAGTACCAAAGTTATTTTTCGAAACAATATTTGATTTAATTTCGACTGACATTGTTAAAAACCTCTTTGGCTGTAAATAATTGAATTCCTAATTGTTCATTTGTATTCACACCATTCCACACGTCATTAAATTCCATTAATAGAAGATATACGCCATCAACCCATTTAATAATCTGCGTATAACCAACATAGCGTGAGTCAAGAAAAGGCGCATAACTTAAAGGGAATGTATAACCATCATCGTATGAAATTGATATCCGAAAATTGGTGCGTTTATTTTGAGGATTAATATCGTGACTTATAAAATGTGCTTCGATACTTTTGTCATAAGACAAATGAGTCTGATTCACGACACTCACAACTTGATCTTTATGTATAAGTTCCCAAGTCCGCCCACCATCTGTACTTTTTCCAAATGCTGCAAACATCGGATTAGTGGTTCTCGGACGCATACTCATAATTAAGTCATTATTTGAGTCGAGAGCGATAGATGGTTCATGGCCCCAGTTAGAAGCTAAAATAAATCTATCGGAGTACGACCAACTAGCTCCGTTATTATCAGAATAAATACAACCGCAGTATCCTTCTATTGAATACAATGCCACTATTAAACGACCTGAATCCAATTTCAGCACCTCACATGTAGTGCCCAATGCTTTTAAAGCTGCGGTTGGAGGAGCGTTGGTATATGTTAATGCTACAGGCTCAGACCAAGTCAGCCCTTCATCAGATGAATAACGTTGGTATTTAATATAATTTACTGGATTTTCTGGTGTTGCTTCGGCATAACCCACTGATTTTTCGTAGACTAAGATTAGTCGATTATCTGTAGTACGTCCGAGATGGGGATGCTTAATAATTCCTGCATCTGTATCAGGATAAATAAATAATTTTTTATCTCGAATAGTAATATTAAAATTACTATCTATATCAGCAAAACCACACCAAAATGCAGAACCCGATCCGTCACCATCATATTCTGTCTTTGTTTGTTGATGCCAAACTAAAAATAACCCTGTAGGAACTTTTACTCCAGCAATCATACGATTACGTAGACCAGCAGATTCTTCAAGAGTCATTACAGAAGTAAACTCAGATCTTGCAGCATACCGATTGATAAGAGTATTTTGATATGTAAAAGCTGAGTTTTTTTCAGACTTTTTAGTTGACTGAATTAATGCACTAATTGATTGATTCTTTATAAATAAATCGTCGACATGAAGAGCCGATTCTTTATCTATAAAAGCAACCACATTACCGTTTTTATCACGTACATTCAGAAGTAATGAATCAGTTTTCTCAGAGATGCGCTGGCTTAGTAGTTTAATATTTTCTTTAGATAAGAGAATTTCATCTTGAACACTGCCATCTAATCCAAAGAGACGTAATAGTGAGTCAACAGTGAACCACGCAACAACGTTCCCGATTTTATCTTTTAATTCACATACAGGCTGATTTTCACTAAGAGAAACAGCCTTCGGAATCTCGTCAAACTTCTCATTTGTATACTCAATAGATTTATCGAGAGGGTCATAACCCGGTACATATTGTGTACCTGTCCATGTATAAGTGCCACGCAATGCAGAATCAGGGTCATTATTACGTACAGATACATTGGGTTTTGGAGGGACATACGCAAGCATTTTAGCATAAGTACTAAAAGAAGCATCTGCACCATTTGCGATAGAAACCAAGCCATGCTCAACAGCATCAATGCGTTCATTCTGAGCATCATCACGTGATTGACTACTAGCACTTACTTCCTGAAGCGCAGCGGGAGTTGCAAATGCAGTTTCATCTTTTAATGCAGCAGAGCCTAGTTCAGATATAACTAAATCAGCTACCTGCCCGATGTCAGCTTGTTTAGTTTCATCGGCTTGCACTACAGGCATTACATCCTTACGTGAAACACTAGAAGTTTTTTCAAGTTCACTGATTTTAGTGCCGGGCACTTCAATCACGATTTGTTGAGCCATATATTACTCCTTATGGTTCAATCAAAGCACCGTCTTGGGCCAACAGCGGGTCACCTTCTTCGGTATGTAATGCGGCTTGAGTCTGTACACCTTGAATAGCGAGTGCTACGGCCTGTGCATTAACAAGCCGATAGGTTTTAACCGCAGCTTTAATCATGCGACCAGCTTGCGAATTGGCACCGAACTTAGCATCGGCTCCAGCTGTGTCATAAACATCAACTGGGGTAAATTGTCCGGTCAAAACATCTAGCGTCACAAAAAGAACTTTTTGCTCATTTGCTGGAAGCCCTGTGCGGAGGGTATTGATATTGACGTCTGTATAAACGCCCGGTGTTTTAATACCAGCAGGAATACTCATTATTTATTTTCCTTCAGTTCAACCAGATCAGAAGCGTCTTTAACGTCATCACCCGGCTCAAAGAAATAATCGACATTGATTCGATGGATTTCACCAATAGATTCATCAGCTTCTTCACGGTCACGATCAGAAGCAGTAATTGTGTATTGCGTAGTAAATGCTTGAGAAAGCACACTAATCGACTGACTAGCAGTTTTAGTATTAAAAATGGTTTTGGTTTTGCCTAATTCCAAAGGCTCAAGCCCTTTAACCCCAACTGATGAAAGATCATTACCAATCAAGAGCTGATGAACATGATCCAGCATTTCGTATGTACCAATATCACTTCCAGCACCTTGACGACGTGCCTCCTCATTACGAACAGAGCGAGCACCAACGAGTACTACAAAAGTCACTGGATATTGAGTCTTGTTGTAGCTGATCTTTTTAGGGGTGCCAGAACCTTCAAAAACTACCCAAATCGCTGGAAATGCTCTAACAATAGCAGTTAAGCCATCATCAAATTCCCCGCCATACGTTTTGATTTGACGAACCCAAGTCCATTTTTTAGCATCGACCTGATTAGCCATGATTTGTTTAAGACCCTGCTCAACAACGCTTAAATTAATCACCAGCCTTTACCTCCAAAATCATGACGTCCAACTTGAAACATCACATTGTTAGATGAGGTTTTAACGGGTTCAGACTCACCAGCTGGTGTACCACCGACACCAACAATACCTTTAGAAATACCTTCTAATTTCTTAATAGCATCGATATAGCGTGTGCGGATCGGGTCATCATCAGTCATTGCACCTGTGCATGCATGGTAACGAGCAATATGGCAAGCAAGGCTTTCAAGGAATGGAGGGACAGTTTGCAACGGCAGCTTATAGCGACCCATCAGATAACCATCAATTTCCGAGTTAGCTTCTTGCAGTGCTGCATTTAACTTGTCGTAATTGATAGCATCTAAATATTCAGATTCTTCATTATCAGTGAGTTGAATTAATTCTTTCTCACCGAACTTTTTGATCATCGCGTCTGCCGTTGCATACATATCAAATCACCTTATGCCTGAGTACCAGTAGAACCCACAGCCATTTGCCATAAACCAAAACCAGCAACACCACGCGCTTCTACACCGTAACGATATTTTTTACGCATGAAGACGCTGTCACTATTCATGTCGAATTGAGCAACAAAGTTTGGTTTTTTACGGGGTTGATAAACAATTGGTTTAACTGGACGTGACGCATCTAAAAGGTGCCATTCAGTTTTTGTTTCTAACCAAGGACATACCAACACTTCAAATTCACCTTTATATGGGTTTACCTTCCCATCTTCTAGGCGATCTGTAGTCATCAAGGCATTAGCAATTTCTCGTAATGCTGGAGGCACAACTAAAAGGTTTGCTTTTAAGTTGAGAGGTTTACCTTCAGAATCTTTTAGTTCTTGCATCATGGTCATTGCAGCACCAAGACTTGCTTGTGCAGCTGCCAGTGTTGATACACTCAATGCTTTGGTGAGTTTGTTTGAAAAGACTTTGGCATTTTTACCTTCACCGACCTTATGATCAGTTGAATAAAATGGCTTATCGTCATAACACTTTTCTTCAAAGCCTTTTGTTAAAACAGTGAAGACAAGGTCATCAGGCCATTCTTTAGCTGATTGACCAGCAGCTTGGATTTCGATGGTGTACATACCCAAGTTATCATCTTCAATATCATTACGATCTACTTCAACTGTAGCTTCATAATCTTCATTGACTAGAATATAAGCATGACCTGTTAATTTTTTAACAGCTTTGTCACCAATCCACTTACGTAAAGCCGGGAAGCGATCTGTCCATGCATAAGTGTTAGATGCACCAGTACTTGGCACTTCCATTGCTACTTTGGCATAGTTGCTAGGAGCCGCATCAAATGCATTTTTGAATACTAGTTTAAGGCTTGTACTCAAAGTATTTAGAATACGGGCACCATTTTGTTCAGTAATAACCATTAATTAAATCTCCACCCAAACGCAGTCAGTAAATTGCGTATCAAAACCCATAAATTTGCCAGCAACTGGAAGACCAGCACCTGTTGTTTTAGCGACGGTTTGGTTATCTTCCACAAAAACGTCTTCACCAAGTTCAGCCTGCGTAACTGCATCTGTTGTTGAATTGCGGAATAAAAATTGTTTTTTTCGACGTGCACAGGCTAGAACATCACCAGCTTCACCATCAGTGTTATCAGCTGAGCCATCCCAAACACCCATAACCTTTTGAGTTGCTGCAATTGCAGCTGTTGAAGCAACAGCAAATCCCGTGTCATCAACTAATGCGAATGTACCGACCAAAACCACTGCACCTGCTTTTAATGGAACAGGGATTAACTCACCATCACGCATTTCTGTGACGATTCCATTTTGCATATATGTCATGGATTAGCTCCTAAATCTGCTGGGTCAAGCCCTAATTGAGACGCAATGCTAGTGGCAATCTCATCTACAACAGGTTGTTGCTGATGGTTTGCAGCTAAATTCACTTGCTCAGTTTGACGTTGTGTTAAAGCTGCGATTTTTGGCAGACTCTCAAGATGAGCTTTGACAAAATCAGGATTGGTTTTTGCCTGTTGCTTCATCCATGCAATGGTTACTTGACCAGTCAAACGACCATCACTACATGCAGCCGTAATCAATTCATCAATTTCTTTTTCCTTTTGAGCTGCTTCAGCATTACTAGCATTAGCAATCGCTTCTTGATAAACAGCCATTGGAACGAATTGAGTCATATCGATTTGATCTTGACTGTTTGCGGCCACCTTAATCTGATCAATTGTAGCTAGGGCATCAAAAAGGTGCTGACCATTTGCAGCTACAGCAACGCCTGTTTTTTCTTTGATTTGCGCTGACAGCTTGTTAAGTTCTGCCAAAATTTCTTCTGCTGTTGCAGACAATGGCAGATTTAACATCCAGCGCAGTTGTTCTAATAACTCTTCCATTTCAGAATCCTGTGTGGAATTTTGGGTAAAGTAATCCTGTGCCAAGGCAGCAAGACGAGCCTCGGGCAGATTATCGAGATTAGGGGTGTTGGTTAATGCGACGCTATGAAGCCCAACGACTTCACCAGTTTTGGTATAAAAAAGAACGGGTGATAAATACTTATATTCTTCCTTCTCAATATGGCCTTTGGCCTTATCGAGCCATTTAAAATTAGTACTACATATGCCAACTCCCTTGATGTATGAAAAAGATGCTGCCTTCAACCATCCTGAAGCTGGAGCTGGTTCACCAGTTTCCTGTGCTTTTAATGTGGCATGTTCATAATCAATAACCATGTCCACCTTACGTTGATTTAATGCAGCAACAATCTGCTCACCACGTTCGGGAGTAAGTACCCAATGCGGTGCATCAAAAGGTCGTCCATCAACTCCATTGAATGTTCCTTCAGGAACAAGTACCAGGTGAGTCGATGTGGCATTCAAGTCAATTGAGCATGAAGCGACAAGAATTGATTTAGGCATAACATCTACTTTTAAAAAGATGTTATGAGATTAAATTGAGGGGATAAAAAAGATCAGGCGGAAACACTTCCGCCCAGTTTATTTATTCTTATTCAAAGCTTCTATGCCAATAAAAATCTACGTCATCTAACACTGCATCTTCTGCCTCTTTTTGTAAGAATCCGTGCTCATCCATCGGCAAGAATGGTCGTGCTGGGAACTTGCTTCCCGGGTGATTGACTTGTTTAAACACCTTACCATTGAATGATAATGCCTGTTTATTTCTGGGACGTATCACATGCGGACGAGTTTGCCCCCCGTTATGCAGAATGGGTGCGTAAGGAACATTGGTGCCAATGATTGCTTGGTCACGGGTATATTGAGTCGTGATACTACGTCGCAAATTCCCTGATTGGTATAGGTAAGAAGGTTGTGACCGATCCGGTGCCAGCCCAGCCCATTTAGGACGTCCACCTGCATCAAAGTTATCATCAGTTATGGCTGCAAATGTGTTTGCAATCGCTGCCGATAATGGTGTGGTGTCACCCATACGATCAGCTGCTTGGCCTAAACGAGATACCAGAGCATCATTTTTGATTTGAATAAAGCTCATTCAATCACCTCAAAATCATTAGGAGGCATATTTTTGAAGATACGGGATACTTGCAAATGCCCAGATACCACTTTGAACTCAACAACAACGTTATGTGGCAATACATAAAACAAAGCCTGAGTTTGTTTATCCCAAAGCTTTTGCTCCACATTGGCAATTAAATCTGGCAAAGCAATCAGTTCAGTTACAGATACATCAGTGTATTTTTTATTAACAAGTACTTCATCACTCAACCATATCATTTTAGATTCAAATGATTGACCTGCGGCTGTTAAGAATTTTACTGAATCATACTGAAGCACACCAATTGGACTAAACTGTTTTGAGATTTTGAAAGCTTCAGGGCATGATTCACAAAACTTTCATAAACCTTTGTAAGGTTTTGATTAGTCATTAATTTCTGTGATTGATTTAGTCCACGTGCTTCTCCCAGCAGATTAGTTGCTCGATTAATCATTACATCATTCAACAAATAGCTAGAAGCTGGTGAACCGTTAAAACCTGCTGCGGGAGCAAAAGTTAATTTCCCATCTTTGGTTGGAATATCAAACTGAGTGCGCTTAACAATAACATCGGCTCCAGTGTTGCGATCCACGCCCACACGTTCATATATGTCAGATTCATTTCCTTCACCTGATAAGATTTCTTTATCTTCAACCTCACGGGCTGAACGTGCAATCACCCGGCATTTACAACCCCACTCACTTGGGGGATAAGCAACATTCCAAAACGGATCATCAAAACGGAATAATCGACCATTTAACGCAACATGCTGCTTACGAGGATTGCTAATCGTAATATGACGCCATTCCCAGAATGGCCGTGTTTCCGCACCTGCAAGCATTGCTTTGTACCGCCCAGCTGCAAAAGCAGACTGTATATTTGTATCGTAGATCGTACGTAACCGACGCGGGCTGCCCAGTTGAACTTCTTGTTCTCGACCTTCTGGATTAATGACGGTTTTCTTTCCCCACCAGCCTTTTTCCTGAAGAGTTGGCGTAATACTGGCTTTCCATTGTTCCAGTGTTTGTCCTTTTTCCATAGCAGCAATCAAGGATTGACGGATATCTTGCAATAAGTCCATGCGGGCAATTTTTGCCACGGTAAATGCTTTGCTATGTGCATTATCAAGGGTTTCATGCCAATCCCAACCAATCTTAAAACCCTTTTCTTCAAGATAAGATATGGCGTCCTTGGGAGGGAGATTGAACAGAGCATTTAACTCTGGACGTTGAGCTGTCGGCATTAGGTTTGCTCCGTTTGAACACTCAAGCGGCCCATCACTTCAGCAGCAAAAATTAAACGGGTTAATTTTTCTTGTAGGGCTGGTTCATCATCACCCGGGTAAACATCCTGAAGGAGTGCTAAAACTTCCTCTTCATTGCCAGCATTAATCTTTGCCAATAATTGCTTTGTCCAGTCCTCAGCCGTAGTTTGAGCATTTTCAGATTGTTCTTTCAGTAACAACTGCAATGCCTGTTCCTCAACAGGCAATTGGGCAGAATTGGCAGCAATCAAGTTATTTAATAAATTTGGCTGATATGTATTTAATGCAAGATTGGGTGCTTGATTTTGCTGTTGTACAATCCCAAGAACAGGCTCTTTATCATCAGCTGGCTGTGGAATACCTAATTTCTCATGTGCCCATGACAAAGGAATCTTCATGCCAACGCCAACCAGCTTCTCAAGAGAATTACTAAATACCTCCATGTCTTCAACATCGCTGGTATCAAAGTAAAACTCCGGATAACGATCTTTTGAAATATTTGGGTGGTTCAATCGCATCAAATAATCAATGAGATTGTCAGTAATTGAACGTGCTAACTGTTTGGCATCAGACTTTATCAATGCTTCAAATTGAATTTCATGCGTCTTTGACTGGGCGTTTGTAGATGATTTGCCATCCGCTTGTGAAATCAAAGTGCCGCCAACAATAACTTTTGATTGAATCTGCTCAAAATACTTGATCATATTCATATGGTTAGCAGTATCACCATCAGCAGCTGATTCAAAATCAATGCTCATCCCATTGGGAATAGTCCCACCAGCATTGCGTCCAATTAACATTACCGCACGCTGAAGGGTCATTTTCTCTTCTTTAGTTGCACCGGGAGGATATTTACCTATACGGATCGGCATGCCATAAATTTCTAAAAATTCCATCACATCGCGAACAGCATAATTTTTAAAAACAAATGGAAATGCTAATACCCGGTATAAGCCTGAACGACTGATGTAACCTGTTTTAGCTTGGTGTAAGTGATTAAACCAGCCAAAGTCCCAGAACTCAGCACCATCTGGGGAACCATCATTTAAACGCAAACAGTTCAATTGATTATGGGGGGTCATAAAGTTTCGAGGGACTACATGTTCAAAGCTATCAGGAAGCCATAAATTACCTAATCGTTTCCATTGAATCTCTTGGCACGAATAACCATGCCCGACAGCATCCATCGCATTGAACAGGAACATCTCAAAGTTTTTAATATCATCAATCCACTCTTGGACTTCCTCAGCAATTTTCTTTTCTTGTGTACTGGCATTTTTTGGTGGTTTAACACCCCATGCAAGTTTGTTTACACCTTTCTTGCGTTTATCCATCTCGGCAAAGATATGACCGTCGCGCTCTTCCATATCACAAAACAGATCAGCCTGAGCCTGCAAATTGCCTTGCTCAGCCTCTGTCAGCAATTGATGTAATCGATGTGGTGTCATACCAACAACTGGATGCTCTTGCCACTGATTTGAGAGCCAAGATACTTCTGCGGTTTGCTGGGTTTCTAATGCAGTGCGATCTTGTTTTTTAGAAGTGCGGTCTTTTTTAGCCATAATGCAATTACGGTTGTGAATTCTGCACCATTGTGAAATTTTGGCGGGGATAAAATCAGGCGGAAATGCTTCCGCCCAATTTCTTGCGCTGTTTTGCGATTTAAGCGCTTTTTTCTGTTTTACGGATCATTGCAGCAAAATACAAAATAAAAGCCGTAAATCGCGTTTATAAAGATTTATAAATCTATAAACACCATGCTTTAGTAATTGGTGATGATGAGTTCCTGTTTTTCATCACGACCAGTACCAGAATTACCCACTGAATATTTAATTTTGGTGGTGGCAATATTCAACCCATCAAATGTGGCACGCATGTCTTCATGATCATTTATCGAGAGCATGACTTTGCTTTTACAGGTCTTCATTAGCTCAGCCATCTTTTCATATTGATCCAGACCGAAACCAACACCGTAACCAGCTAACTTCCAGTACGGTGGATCGGCATACATAAAGCTATGTGGACGGTCATACTTCAGTAAACATGCATCCCAAGTTAAATGCTCAACTGTCACTCCGGAGAGGCGCAAATGCGCTTCACTCAGTTGTTCCTCTATGCGGAGTAAATTCACTGGTCTGCCTGCAGTTCTTGTACCAAACGTTTGACCTGAAACTTTCGCACCAAAGGCAGTGTGCTGCAAATAGTAGAACCGAGCCGCACGTTGAATATCAGTCATCAAGTCAACACTGGCAGATTTAAGCCATTCAAACATCTGACGACTAACTAGCGCCCATTTAAATTGACGAACGAACTCTTCAAGGTGATGTTGCACAACTCGGTATAAGTTCACCAGTTCACCATTTAAATCATTAATGACTTCAACTTTTGATTGTTCTTCACGCATAAAAAATAGAGCTGCGCCACCAGCAAACAACTCCACATAACATTGGTGTTCTGGCATTTTTTCAATCAGTTGCGACACCAGACGACGCTTTCCACCCATCCAAGGAACAATTGGCTTGGTTTTCATTATTTCACCTACTGCAAAACTTTTTCATTTTTGATAGCCTGCAATAACTGTGTGCACAGTAACGAGGCTAAGCCTGCGGTAGCACTTTTACCAAAGGGGGCGATTCTTGTTCCAGCAAGTTTCGTCACCTCGTTTTGAATTATTATATTTTTAATACTTTTTATTCAGGCGGAAGCATTTCCAGCTAATTAGGAGAAATAATATGGGGTGGGAAATTCCAATCTTTCATTTCAGTGTTGGTGGTGAACCACGGGTTCTTGCTTATTTAAAACCCCATGCTTCAGAGGCATATACGAAAGAACTTAATTATGTATATGATCTAGTTAATGATGCATTGAATGAATATTTTAACGATGATGAGTTCACGTATAACTCTAATGAGTTAAGGCTTTTTTACTTACAACGACCTGCGGAAGCATTTATTCTTTGGCATCCAGAACAGGTTCACAACCAAGAACAAATTCAGTTTGTTCATGGTGTAGGGATACCTAATGCAAATAGATTAACTACAATTGATATTCCAGAAATCCCAGAAAGCTTTCCACATATTTTCTGGGATAAGACTGAAGATCAATAACATCCAACATCACTAAACCAACCATCATAATCATCTGGGTTCGTTTCAATTTCTTCTCTAGAAGGTAGTGGAATGAACTCAATCGGTGGTGAAGGATGGTTGCTGGCATAATCAGCCAGCAAATGGGCTATAGCACTGTCACCGTGACGATCTTTATTATTTGAATTAGATTTACCCTGTGCTGGAATACGAGCAACACCGTTTACCATCACAAATGCTCGGTGATCTTCCAAGACATCCTGATCCGCTGGCATGTTCTCAATATCACCATCTTCTAGTGAGGCTTTAAAGTGTGGTGTATTTTCACGGTACCATGCTTCTGTCAACATGACAGCTTCAATTCGCTCACCATATATAACCTGCATAGCTTCAGCTAAATAACCACCATTACCACCAGCATCGTGTGCGCCTTTACTGAAGTTAGGCAATATCGCAACAATAAGTTTTAGAAATTCTTCTTGTTGTTTATATGGAACTTTGAACATTTCAAACAAAAATGGAATCTGTTTTTTTGTGTTTTGCTGTTCCACCAAAGGCCAGAATGAACAAGCGTTACGTTTACGCGCAAAGTCCAGACCATAGAAACTTTTCAGTTTCTTAGGTAGCGCTTCAATCAATGGCTTTAAATGTTCATTAAAGAATTCCAACACTTCAGCATTTCGAGCTTCCTCACTCACATTGCTAAAGTCATCCCAGCCTTTAGGTGCCTCAAAGCGAATGACTGGTACCGTGCTGTCTTTTTTGCTCTCCAGCAATGAATGCGGTAACCAGCGACCACCGCCTTTACTTGGAATAGCATCCAACTCTTCATCTGCTGCGCTACCATAAAAGTCATAAACTTCCTGCATCCACAACTCTTCTTCATGTGGATCATAGACAATGCCTTCACGCATACAGACGCGTTTATAGAGTCCCTGAGCCACAGCTTCTCGGAAAGTTGTACGGTGGACTGTACCTTTACGTTTACCAGCCCGGATTTCATTGATTAATTCATTAAATGGATTGTCTTCACCATCATGCGTACTGATGACTCGTACACAGCCACCCCAAATTAATAAAGCTAAGGCAGCTTTAAGTAGCTCATCCAGTGACTCATGGAATGCAGCTTCATCAAGAATGACTCGACCTTGACGACCACGTAAGTTGGATGGTCGGCTGGTCAATGCTTCAATACGAAAACCAGACTTAGGAAAGCGAATAATATAGGTCTGAATGTGCTTATCACCATCTTCCCAAATACCTTCTTCAACTTCTTCAGCAGCTAGTCCATAGGCACGTGCCCACATCGCACAGGCTTGAATAAATTCAACTGTCATATCCTTGTTATAACCGAGGTAATAACAGTTTTGACCACCAGCAGAACGGTCACTTGCACACTCCAGTGCAGCATCCGCAGCTTCAGCCCAAGTCAAACCAATACGACGTGACTTTTCACCAATCTTCAAAGGACTCTTATCTGCAATCCATTCTTGCTGGTATGGCAAAAGAGCCGCAGGAACATCGCTGTCAAAATCAGGTTGTAACAGGTTTATTGGTGAAGCTTCTAAAGTGGTCATTTGTCGACAATCCCTAAGATTTGTTTACGAATTTCAGCTGCTGTTTCAGCAGATAGACCACCTTTTTTTGCAATTTTATCAACAGCTTTGGCAGCAGCTTGAACACGTTCTTTTACCTCTGATTCCCACTTTTTCTGATTCACAGAAGCCTTGGCAATTTCGGCAATTCCTTTACCAGCTTTTGCCATAAGCATGATTCGATCTGCCGGGTCTGCATCAGGATTTTCAGATTCTTGCAAAGCAATGAGCGCATTAAACAATTCAGTCTGGACCAGCGATAAAACAGCAGAGCTACGCATATCACTATCATCGGGTGCAGCATCGGCAATCATCATGGCAGCTTGTGTACTGGCCTGAACCGCAGCAAGCTTTTGTTCTACTTTCTGACCGTAACGGTGTACGCTTGACTTGCTGACGTTGTAACCACGCTCTTGCAGAATTTTTGCAATTTCTTCATAACCACAAAAACCTTGATCCATAAACCGCTTATCAAGCCAAGTTTTATCCTCAGCACTTAGCAAATCAATTGATGACTCTCTTGCCATGTGTCACCTCAGTTCCAGTATTTTTCTGGACGGGCAATACCAGCTTGGCAATCAATTGTGTACTCAACAATATCAATGCCCAAACGATCTAGCTTTGCATGCCAATGACCATCAGGCTGCTTTTTAATTTCAACTAGCTTACGTTCTTCCAAATAGTCCAATTGAACATGTAATTCTTGTGGGGTTGTATCAGCGTACAAAGCACGCATTACATCAAGCAATAAAGTATCCAATGCCCCAAGTGGACGAGCTTTATCTAAGGCATTCAGCAAATGCCAACGCATACCTTCACGACGGATTTTTTGAAGATCAAAACTCATGGGTTAATTCCTTGCTTAATCTGAACTTTTTCAAGCTTTTCTGCTACAGCATCCAGCTTGGCTTCAATAACGGTTTGACCGCGAATATAGTCATCACGGGCAATGTAACGGAAAGGCATATCAGCTTTAAATTCAAGGAATTTACGTTCAAGCTCCCGGACTTCTTCTTGACCCTTTATTGCTTGACGTGACACTTCCTCAATCTTCTGATTTGTTGATTCAAAGTTTTGCTGAATGTTTTTATTAATCTGGCTACCCATGAGCTTGATCATTCCAGCGACTGCGCTTAGCACAGCCGATAGAACTAAAAACACTTGATATGGTTCAAGCTCAATAGTCATACATCCTCCTTAAAGGTATCGGATGCAGGAGGCAAAGGTTTCTTCCGGTTTTGGTCGATAAATCGGAAAACCACCCCGAGTGCTGACAAAACAGGTATGACATTTTCACGATTAGCTTCTGGTATAAGCGCTATAATTTCAGGTGGAACACCGTTATATCCGACCCAAGCAATAACTAGCAAAATCCAATTTGACAGCCATAACCAACCACTGCGCCAATTTTCTACTATCCAGCGCTTTTTGAGCTTGACTGGCACACCTTGAATGGATTGGGATTCATTCACCACAAGCTGATTTTTCACAGAATTTTGTTTAGCTAACTGACGTCGAAAATTTCGCTTCCATTGGCTCATGACATATCCTCCGCAGCATATTTAAGGTTCAAGGCAACACGTGCCATCCAGCCTTTACCAAAGGCATTGAAAGTTGAAATCTTTGTATAGAATTCAATACGCTTGGAGTTGAATAAACTGATTAAAGCAAACTGTGGTTGCTTACGAACTGCAGCTAAAGTTAAGGCACCAACAATGCCGTCGTCTTTAACACCAACGGCTCGCTGTAGAAGTTTTCGAGCATTGAGCAGACCATGATTAACAGCTGCATCAAAAAGTTGAAAAGCCACAGAAAATGGGAAGTTGTCACAACTCATCGCATTCCAATACTCGTTTTTATAAATCTTCTCAACAATATCCATAGGGATATCTTTCATAGAGCCTTTATAACCATATTGGCGTGCAACACTTTTTGTAATGCCGTAATTGGTTTCACCACCAGGATCAGAGGGATGGTTAACGTAACCGCCCTCATGTTGAAGCACTCGTTTCAGTGCAGTTTGAAAAGTTTTGTTCACAAAAAAACCTCATCAAATGATGAGGCTATGTTGCAATCTGAACTATTTTTTTATCAGACGGAAATGCTTCCGCTCAGTTTTGGGTTCTAGTTACTTATCATACAAGTTACTGGATAACCTTGATTGTAGTGACTTGCATCTAAGTGAAAAGTATAACCATACTGACGGTTAGAGATTGAAGCATTTGGACTTTGATTTAACCGATTTTCTAGATCATAAAGTACAGCAGGTACACGGTTATCAATATTTCCAAAAATCTTTTGACAGTCTTTTGCGGCAACAGCTTTTGACTCTTCAAATGAGCCTTTATTAAAAACTTCTACAATAAGACCTTTCCAATTTTCAGTCTTTGGTTCTTTGATAATTTTAATACTGTACCAATTATTATTTGGCACAAATTTAGTATCTGCTTTGACATCATTTGGTAAGAATTTTACTTCACTACCATCATTTGAATGACTGATTTGATAAGCAGGATAAATACTTTTAACTACACCAGCAAATTGAGAAACGCTCAATTTCGCAGCAGGATCAGACTCACTATAACTTTGTTTCACATAAGGAGGTTCTGACTGCGGTTGTTTTTGAGTAGAGCAGCCTGCCAATAATAAGAACCCAGCAATAGTAATTAAATTTTTCATATTAATAGAAAGTCCCCCGACTAGGTGGTATCCATCTGCCAATAATTTCAACATCAGTCGATTCATTTAAATCAAGTTTCATGGGTAAATATTTTTCATTATCTGACAACAATAACAATTCATTGAATTGACGCTGAACACGTTTAACCCAGAAATTTTCGTGATTTCTTACAACATAAATAAAACCATCAGTTAATTCTTTATCAATCGTATTGATTAATAAAGGCTCTTTGTCATGAATAGTTGGCTCCATTGAATCGCCTTTGGCATAAACGATAACTAAGTCCTTAGCATAAAGCCCATGTCTTGCAAGCCAGTCTTTTCTAAATGCCAAACGGCTAGTAGGTTCCGTTTCACCCAAACAAACTGCACCATCACCAGCAGACACCGAAACATCATAAACATTGACTAAGTCAAACTCATATGCAAAGTCACTATTTTGTAACTGTGGTGATTTATTACCCGTTACTATGTAGCCAATATCTGCTCCAACTTCAGCAATTGCAGCCAAATATCCAGCTTTTGGTTGTGTCAAATCTTTCTCGTAGTCGATCTGACTTTTCTTGGTAGTGCCTGCTAATTCAGCAAAAACTGGTTGCGTATAACCCAGTCGCTCACGCTCTTCTTTAAGTCTTGCTCCGATAGTCACAAAAAACACTCCAATAATATTGACAAGTAACTAAATAGTTACTAATGTGGTGCCATAAGTTCTACTTAATGCAACTTTAGACACACAGAGGAAACTAAACATGCACCTAAAAACTCCCGAAGAAGTTAAACAGGAATTTATTGAACAAGGTATTCCTGTTTCATCATGGGCTGAAAGTAAAGGTTTCACCCCACAAGAAGTTTACAAAGTACTCAACGGTCAATCTAAAGGAAACTTTGGACGTGCCCATAAGATTGCTGTTGCCCTCGGCCTAAAACCAGAACCAAAACAGAAAGTCACTGTTTAGTTACTTTGCACATATTCGCACATTTTTGCACACGGGGAAAGAGATGAGACAAAAACAATCAGGAAGTATTGCATTTCGTTACCTAATCATCTTCGTAACGACATTCGGTTATGTCCAATGGTTCTTCGCTGAACAAGACAACGAAGAGCTTAAGCAGCAACTAATGTCAATCAAGTTCACTCAAGGAGATGGGCATGAGTTCAACAAATAAATCAGCAGTGAAAGTTCTACGTGTTTTATTCGCGCTGCGAGGTCATTACGTTTTCGGCCTTAGCAATAAACAGCTTTCTGAAAGCTTGAAAGAAACACCTGTATTTATTACTCGCGCACTCCAAACCCTTGAAGCGGATGGTTGGGTAGAAAAACGTGACAACGGCAACTATGCCCCAAGTGTGAAGACGGTCAAATTTGCAACAGCGTGTAAAGAAGAATGTGACCGTGTTCAAGCACGAATTAATGAATACAACCAACGTCTTAACACACAGTTTTAATAAGGGTTCGCTATGAGCAATGAAGTAATCACTGAAGTTGAAATTCAAAATCATACTAAGGCTGTTGCAGGTTTAGCAACGCAACTTGGTTATGAAGGAGCTTTAACTGTAGGTGCACTGGAAGATGAAATTCGCTTTTTCCAACAACGTACTGTTGAAGCAGTAATGGAGCTTGGCAAGCGCTTATTAATCTTAAAAGAAATTACACCGCATGGTGAGTTTAATAAGCGCGTTGAGATGCTGAATTTCACTCCACGCATGGCACAAAAATTTATGTCAGCGGTGCTGAAATTCTCAAAAACGAATTCGAGTTCGCTTTTGCAGAAAGCTGGAAATCAAACAAAGTTGCTTGAGCTTGTGACGCTAGATGATGATGAAATACAAGTCATCGAACAAGGTGGAAGCATTGGTGAGGTTTCATTAGACAGCATTGAAACTATGTCAGTACGCGAATTAAAAGATGAACTTCGCAAAATTAAAGCTGACAAGGAAGCTGGCGACTTACTTCTCCAAAAGAAAGACCAAAAGATTAATGAACTAGATGCAAAGCTCACAAAACTCCAGAGTCCAGTTCAAATCAAAAAACGTGCTGAATCTGAAGAGCAACTAATTGCAGCTAAAGCTTTAGAAGAAGCCAACACCGCATGTTTAACAATGCACAACGACACAGTGCGTTTTAAAAATACAGTCAACTCAGTTTTAGACACAATCAACGAGCATGGCCTTTACAACATCCAAGAGCAACTTGAAGCCCTCGTTGTCAGCGCATTTCAACAGATTGCCCAAACTAGTGTTGAGCTAGGAATTCAAATTGATTTTGAAACGATGGTAAACCCATCATGGTTACCTGCGGATCAAGAAGCTACTCCATTTGATGCTACAAACGTGGAGCAGTAATCATGACAAATCCAAACTTAGCAAAACAAGATTATTTGCGTGAGATTGCAGCCAAACTTACTGCTGCTGAGTTTGGTGGGAAAGCTGCGATTGTAAAAACTGCATGTGACTTTTTAAGTCTTAGCAAACCGCAACTTTACCGTGAACTTGAAAAAGTAGGTTTTAAATCTGAACGCAAACAGCGCTCTGATAAAGGTAAAACAGTTGTGCCGACTGAAGTTGCTGAAATGGTTGGCGGTATGGTGCACGTAGCAACACGTGCCAATGGTAAAAAGACATTGCCGATGACTACAGCGCTGGAAATGCTTATCGCCGACGGTAAAGCACCAAGAGTATCAGCAGCAACAGTTGCGCGTGTCATGAAACAAAACATGTGCCACCCAAAACAACTGGCTACACCGTCAGCACATACACAGCAAAAATCGTTACATCCAAACCACGTTTGGCAAGTTGATGCCTCTGTCTGTGTTTTGTTTTACCTGCCTAAAGGCGGTATGCAAGTGATGGATGAGAAGAAGTTCTACAAGAACAAACCTGCCAATGTGAAGAAAATCGAAAATGACCGTGTGATTCGCTATGTCATGACTGACCACTATTCAGGCTCAATTTATGTTGAGTATGTCTATGGCAGTGAAAGCTCTGAAAACTTAATTGAGATTTTCTTAAATGCAATTCAAAAGCGTTCTGCTCAAGAGCCAATGCACGGTGTTCCAAACATCCTTTACACAGACAAAGGTTGTGCAAACACCAGTGGCTTATTCAGAAATTTACTTGAGCGCCTAGATGTAACTTTTATACCCCATGCAACTGGTAATTCACAAGCAAAAGGCCAAGTTGAAAACGCTCAAAATATTGTTGAAACACAGTTTGAAGGCCGCCTGCGTTTCATGCAGATCAACAATATCCAAGAGTTAAATGCCCAAGCTACTGCATGGCGCATGTATTGGAATGAAACAAAAATTCATAGCCGTACTAAGCGCAGCCGTAATGCTGTTTGGCAAACCATTAAGCCTGAACAATTACGCATTGCTCCACCAATGGAATTGTGCCGTGAACTTATCAGCACAGTACCTGTTGAAAAAACAGTTAAAGCCAATCTTACGGTTAGTCATGCCATTCAAGGCTATGGCTCACAAGACTATGACGTTCGTCATGTTGATGGGGTTTACCCGAAAGCTAAGTTGCAGATTGTAGTGAATCCATACCGTGCGCCATGCATCGATGTATTGACTAAAGATCAACACGGCAATGAGGTCATTTTCACATGCGAACCGATGCAAGTTGATTGGGTTGGCTTTGGAAATGATGCAGCAATCATCGGTGAAGAAATTAAGGCAATGCCTCAAAGCAAAATTGATGAAAACCGCAAACGCATACTTAAAAAAGCTTATGACGCTGAAACTCTTGAGCAAGTTGATAAAGCAATTGCCAAGAAGAAACCAGCCTATGACGGTCAGCTCAATGCTATGGCAGACGTTGCAGCGGTTGAAGTTCCGACTTACATCAAACGTGCTGGTGAGCAAGTCACTACAACTAAACAACGTCGTGAATCTGCACCTATTTCAACAGTAGAAGCAGCAAAAGAAATCCGAGGCTTAATCGGTGACCTGTGGACCACGGATCACTACAAGGCCCTCAAAAAATCTTATCCAGATGGTTTAGTCCCTGCCGATGCAGTACGTGAAATTGCTGAAGCAATAAAGGCTGAACAAGAACTTCCACAACAACGGCCACAACTTCGTGTTGTTGGTTAAGGAGCAACCATGAAACAAAAAGACTGCTCGACAAAACTTAAGGACCTCATTTTAGACAACGGAATTATACAAGCTGATTTAGCTCGATACGTACAGCTAAGCCCGTCATCGATCAACATCATCATCAACTGCCTTAGATGGCCGAAGAAGAATACTGATTTTGTGAAAGCCCGTTTTAGAGAGTTCTTGGTCAACGCAAAGATTAGCGAGTCAGAAATCGATGATGCATTTAACGAAATGTTTGATGCACCACCACAAAAAACACTTCTTGAAAGACTTGGCTCAGAGGCAGCTAGTGAAAGAGAACTAGACCATGTGTATCGCGCATTAGTAGCACGACACGGAAACAAACAAATTAATGAACTTTTAAATGAGGACGAACAAGCCATGTTGCTCGCAAAACAGTCGTTGACTCAACAAGCTAAAAAACATTTTGGCTTGTTTGACAACCCTTTCACAAATGAAGTTCGTGCAGTTGAAGAACTGTTCTTGAATAGCGACATCAACTATGTGCGTCAAGCCTTATATCAGACAGCTAAACATGGCGGATTCATTGCAATTTCAGGTGAGTCAGGTTCAGGTAAATCGACTTTACGACGCGACCTTTTAGATCGTATTCGTCGTGAAAAATTACCAATTTTGATTATCGAACCATATGTCATTGCGACTGAAGATAATGACATTCAAGGTAAGACACTTAAATCAAGCCATATTGCTGAAGCAATTATTAATACGGTTAGTGCTGGTCAAGAGAAACCACGCATGTCTGCCGAGGCTCGTTTCCGCCAAGTACATATGATTTTAAAAAATTCAAGTGAAGCTGGTTATAGCCATTTATTAGTGATTGAAGAAGCTCACAGCTTGCCAATCGCTACTCTTAAACAGTTAAAGCGTTTCTTTGAGTTAGAAGACGGCTACAAAAAACTAATTGGGATCGTCTTAATCGGTCAGCCAGAACTTGCAAACAAATTAAGTGAGCGCAACCCAGCGGTACGTGAAGTTGTACAGCGTTGTGAGAGTGTGACACTGGAACCTTTAACAAATACTTCACTAGTTGAGTACTTACAACACCGAGTTAAAAGCGTCGATAAAAAACTGGAGTCGATCATCACTGAAGAAGGCATTCAAGCAGTTGTTGACCGTCTAACTCAAATCAACAGCGCTGGCAAAACCACACGCTCACTTTTATATCCACTTGCCATTGGCAACTTAATTACCAGTTCTATGAACCTCGCAGCAGAAATCGGCGAGGACGTTATCACACGCGACATCGTGATGGGGGTTTAAGCCATGAAATTTAATTTAAGAAATTTACTGATTGTGAACTTTGCAGTTTGGTTTTTTGCAGTCGCTGTAGTGATGGCTGTGCTAGGAGGTTGCAATGGATAAGACATACCTCGCTGTCTGGATTTGCATCACGATCATGATCGTTGCTTGTTCTGGTTTTGATGCATTAAGCAAATTTGGAGGTTGCAATGGCTGATTTTGCAGACGTAGCAAGCACTTTGTCTGAACAAGATTTAGACCATGCACTTGCCAACATTAAACACTTTGACCAAGTCAGTAACTATGAATGTGAAGACTGTGGTGCCGAAATTCCAGAGCGTCGTCGTGCTCTGGGCAATGTAAAGCTTTGTATTGACTGTCAAACAGCAGTTGAAAGCAAATCTAAGCATTTCCGAGGTGGTATATGAACATCAAACAGAAACGCCAGCACTTCAACAAAGACTTGAATAAGTTAGTTGATAACAAACATGCAGTTATTCCCAACGAACTTACTTGGGAGCAGCTTCAGATACTTTCTGATGATCCAGAATTCTTTGAACTGTACCAAGAAGCCTTACAAGGTGACTCTGGTGAAGACTGTGCTTGCCTAATTATCAAGGCAATCCACAACGCATTGTTGCGACTTGCTGGGAGTCACTAAATGAAAACTAGATGCCCAGCTTGCGGAGCAACAAACAGCCTAGATGCCCTATTAGGGCATGGTGAAGCCAGCAAAGCGTTTGTAGCTTCACTAAATCTGGTTGGTGATTTAGCTACGCCACTGGTCAAGTATTTGGGAATGTTTCGCTCTCAAAATCGTGAGCTTACTTTTGAACGTACGGCTAAGTTACTTGGCGAAATTGCTGCGGATATTAATGCACAGCAAATCAAACGTGGTCACCACAGTTACCCAGCTCCTAAAGCAGCATGGATCTTGGCAATCAACACAATGATTGAGCGTCGTGAGCAAGGCAAGTTGCAGTTGCCTCTGAAAACCACGGCTATCTATATGAAGTGATCAGTTCATTCAAACCAGAAAATGCGCCAGTACCAACAGAGCGTCGAGCTGCTGCACCACAAGCTAAAACTGAAGCTGAACGTGCAGCTGAGCAAGCGGAACATGAACGTCAAAAACATGAACGTCCAAAAACCAACTTTAAAGAAATGATGGGCTTCGTCCAAATGAATGAGAAGCAGCCAGAACGTGGGCTGAAGAACATTCCAAAAGAACAACTTATGGCGCATGTCGTTAAACACAAGCTACCAGATGAAACTTTAGAACAGTGCTACCAACGCTTAAAAGCAGCTGAAACACAGGAGCAAACAAACTAATGCCACGTAAATCACTTAAAGAGCCACAACTTCAAAGTTGGGAAGCAGTTGATCAAACATTGGCACAAATGGCTGGTATCAACCGTGACATCGCACTTGAAGAAGCTGCTTGTAATGAACAGGTTGACAAGCTCAAGGAAGCAACCAAACAACGTCTTAAACCGCTATTGGAACGAGTTAAGACGTATGAACTTCAACTTAAAGAATTTTGTGATCACCGCAAAAATGAGTTTTTGCAAATCAAAAGTAAAAAGCTGACACACGGTTCGGTTGGCTACCGCTTATCAACCAGTGTGACTATTCCTGATCCTGTTTTTACTTGCCAGATGCTCAAGCAATTAAAGCTTGAACATTGCATCCGTACTAAAACCGAACCTGATAAGGAGTCAATCAAACAACTCACGCCTGAACTAATCGCTGAAATTGGTGCAACTCTTAAACAGCGCAACAACTTTGGTTATGAAATTGAAACCGTTGATCCAGCAGCTACAGCTGCTCACTAAACCCACTGTCTGAGGCTATCAACATGTACACAGTTAAATCACTTGAACCACAGCTAAATGATGATCCGCAAGCATTGTTTGCAATCGTCCGTGAGGACGACGTTTTAGTCGACCATTTCTACCGCCACGAACATGCAGATATCGCATGTACAGCACTTAACCAAACTCAAGCAACTACTGAAGGAAATACTACCCATGAATAAATCTGACTTAATCGCAAACATCGCAATGGACGCTAATTTAACTAAATCACAGGCAGCAGCTGCACTACAAGCAGTGGAAGATGCAATCGCTGCTGCTTTAGCTGAAGGCGGAAGTGTTTCTTGGATTGGCTTCGGAACTTTTTCCGTAAAAGAACGCGCTGCGCGTACAGGCCGCAATCCTAAAACTGGCGAAGAGTTACAAATTGCTGCGGCAAAAGTACCTTCCTTCAAAGCAGGTAAAGCACTTAAAGAGGCTGTTAAGTAATGGCAACAAAAATTAAGGGCTTAGACATGCTTGAAAAGCACGGTTTAAGTGTTGTCCGTAAATACAACATTTGCGGATGGTTCGAGTATCACGTTTTGAATGAGGCTGGTCAGAGAATTTCACGGCATACAGTTCAACAACGTGCGATTGATATAGCTCTGAACACGCTTCAAGCATAAGCGAAACACAGGCATTCGTGCCTGTGTCTGCTGGATGTCGTGATCCAGTACTGAAGAGCAGCGAGAACATAATGATCAGCATCGAAGATTTAGAAAAGTTACCACCTGAAGTGATTGAGAGTCTTAAGGAGACAGCATAATGAGTATGACCCGTGAAGAAGCAATTCTAAAAATCAAAAAATGTTTAGCATTAGCTAAATCAGCCAATGAAAATGAAGCTGCAATTGCACTACGTCAAGCACAGGCTTTGATGCGCGAATTTCAGATTGATCCTGATCTACTCGATATCGTTGAGGCTAGTTGCGAAAGTAAAGCAACAAAGGTTCCTCAAGCGTGGGAAGCAAGCTTAGTTATGACTATAGCTAGAGCCATGCAATGCAAACCTATTTTTAGTTCTGGTAGCAGTACTTGGGGTATTAAAGCTTCATGGACATTTATTGGTGTCGATCCAGCACCAGAAGTTGCGTCTTACACTTTTGATGTTTTATATCGCCAAGTGATTCGTTCAAGAAAAAGCTTTATTGAAAACAGCTTAAAACGTGTAACAGTCAAAAAAAACAAGGTACGTCGTGCGGATTTATTTTGTGAAGGTTGGGTGGATTCAGTTAAGCATTTAATAACTGACTTAGATATTGAAGTTCCAGCAAATACCAATGAACGTATTAAAAAACATATGGATAAAGCTCATAGAAAGCTTGGTTCATTTACGCCCAAAGATCGCAATAAAGGCAAAGTATTTAATGATAGAGCAGCTAATGATTATCATGCGGGCAAACAATCTGGGAAATCAGCAAAACTAAATCAAGCAATGAATGGTGGCAAACAATTTGAAAAGTTGGGAGCACCTACATGAACGAATTGCTGAATTGGGCAACAGTATTGGCTTACTTTGCAGTCTTTCTTATGGGCTTAGGTTCGTGTTTTAAGGAAGCTAAATTGGCGTGGACCGCCAAAAATAATACTGGTCTGACTGTTTTTGAAAAACGGTCATATAAATTTAAAGCTGGTGCATCAATCACATTGGCTTTTCTAGCAATTATTGGATTGTTTCAAGCATTCCAAGGTGTGGTGTGAAATGGGTTACTTCATTTTTGGGTTAATTATTGGGTGGCTTATTTGTAAGTCATATACAGAAAACGAAATTGCTGAAGAATGTGAGCGTCTTGGTGGTTTTTATGTTGGTAAAAAAACTTACTTGTGCAGTCAAATAGTTGATCACTCACAGAATAAATCTACACCTGAAGCAATAATTGAAGCAGAGAAAGGTGCAAGAGATGAAATTCAATAAAAAAGCCAATCTGATCAAGCTAATCCATGTGGGCAAAACAAAACTTGGTTTAGATGAAGAGCTTTATCGAGACATTCTTATTAGCACTACTGGTAAAACCAGTTCAAAAGATTTGAATCTAGCACAGCTTGAAGCTGTGCTGGATCGGTTCAAACAACTTGGCTTTGAAGTTGAATCAAAAAATAAATCTGGCGTTAAGAACTTAGCAAGCGATGCGCAAAGCAAATTGATTCGTCATTTATGGTTGCAACTACATGCAGCTGGTCAAGTTAGAAATAAAGATGAAAAAGCTTTAGCAAAATTTGTAGAGAACAAAGTTGGTGTGAGTGCATTGCAATTTATGAGCAGCCACCACGCAGACATGATAATTAATCACTTACGCCAATGGTGTAAACGTTGTGGCATTGAAAGAACAGAAGAATAAAAAAGCAAAAACCCCAGTGCGCCAACACTGAGGTTTTTAATTCCGCCAACCCATACAAGTAAGAGGAAAAATATATCTAGGACTGCTAAATCTTAACATGGGATAACAGCGGGAGCAATTATGGTTTATCGTCCTCACATTACCGACGCACAACAATTATTTTCAGATGAAGAACTCATTGCACTTATGCCTAAAAACTTTGCATTTGTGGCGAAGCTTATTGGCATAAAACCAGCTTTGAGTCTTATTGAGAACTATGGCGGCATACTAGTTTTTGTACCCCATAAACATGCTTTAGGCATTCATCACGAGCTATCACAGATCATTGGTTATTCTAAGCTACAGTTGCTCTCAGAGCATTTAGGGAACAATTCAATAGAAGTACCTATGGCAACTACAATCACAATTGCAATGCGTAATAGAACTATTCGTGAAATGGCAGCAAAAAAAGAAAGCCGCTCTAAAATCGCCCGCAAATTTGGCGTGACAATCAGAACGATCCGTCATATCGTAAATGGTGAAGAAAAGCTTAAATTCAATTTAGACCAGAATCTGGATTTATTCGAATAAAAAAGCGGACTAAAAGCCCGCTTTTTCTATTTTACAGTATGAAAAATCTTTTCAAACTTCATCCCACTCAATCCCATCTTATCCCACAAAATCCCACAATTATCTCATCACTCTTATATATTTATATTATTAGGTATCATTTTCGATGTTGCTTTACCGGAAGACGGTACATATATTCTGCAAACTCAGGCGAGTTACCCTTTAAAATATGTATATGATCAAAAGGAGTGGCATTTATTTTTTGATTTACCAGCAGATAAAGCTCCGCCAAAAAAAGAGCGTGACTATCTAATTCCTGCTGATCTTAAAACTAAAAAGATTAAAACAGAGGAAGTAACAAGAGAATGGGTATTACAAAGTTATCTTTCAAAAGGTAAAGTTTCAGATATTCAACTTCCAACTACACCAATTAAAGTTAATTTTTCTGTTCATCCTAACCAGCTTAAAGTTACTCAAGCAGTTCAGCTAACCATAAGTGAAAAAGGCCAGAACCTACCTTATGCTGAAATTAATTTAAGAGAAAAAGGTGCAACTGATAAACAAGTACTACATTTTAAAGCTGATGATAAAGGACAAGTTGAACTTAAATTTCCAAAAGCTGGAGAATATTTAATGGAAGTCACAGCTCCAGTAGATTCAAAGTTAAAGCCTAAAAATCAAAATTATACGATTGTTAGCTTACAAGTGACCGAATAAGAATATTTCATTTTATAAAAAATAGATCTGAATGGGTCTATTTTTTATTTGTTAGTAAAGTCCATATCTAATTAACAAAAACTTATGTTGAGACAAATTAATTAATTTTGTGATAAGATGAATGGTATTCATTAGTGATGATTTATCTCTGTTAACTCTGTTTAGTAATAAACAAGAGATAACTTGAAAATTTATAGATAAATTTATGTATTCAGGCTTGTGCCCATGTTAGAAATTCGACACCTTAAAACTTTAGTTGCTTTACGTGAACATGGTTCACTGGTCGCTGCAGCTAATGACCTATGCTTAACGCCCTCGGCTATTTCTCACCAATTAAAAGAATTAGATCATTGGTATGGGGTAGAGGTGGTTAATCGCCGCAGTCGCCCTGTTAGTTTTTCTAATGTAGGACAACGCCTACTTAAGTTAGCTGATGATGTATTGCCGCAAATTCAGATTACTCAGAGTGATATTACACGTATTGTGCACGGACAAACGGGCAGAATTATTTTTTCATCTGAATGTCATAGCTGTTTTGACTGGCTAATGCCTTTACTCAATCAGTACCGTCAGCAATATCCAGACGTCGATTTAGACTTTGCTTCGGGGTTCGAAGCGAACCCACATGAACTTTTACAAAATGCTGAGTTTGATTTACTTATTACAGCCGATCCGATCGCACTAAAAGGAATCGAATACTTCCCGATTTTTGAATATGAGTCGCGTTTGGTTTTATCAAATACTCATCGATTGGTACGTGCTGAAAATATTACTGTTCAGGATCTCGCAGAAGAGGTTCTTATTACTTACCCGGTTGATAAGCACCGTTTAGATATTATGTCGAAACTGTTTATACCTGCAAATATTCAACCAAAACAAATCCGGACAACAGACTTAACGCAAATGCTTATTCAACTCGTTGCGAGTGGCCGAGGTATTGCTGCTTTGCCAGATTGGGTAGTCAATGAATACGAACAAAAGGGTTGGGTGACTAGCCGTCGTCTAGATTGTGTTTCTCCAGCAGGTTTAAGACGTACATTGTATGCAGGTTATCGAACTGAAGAAAAAGAGAAGAGCTACTTTGAAGGTTTCTTAAAGCAGCTAGAAAAGTTTTCTTTAAAACGCACTTCTTACTATTCAGGCTAA